TCACCTAAACAAATAGCTGGTCTAGATATTATGGATAATGTTGACAGTGACAATAGGTATGTAAAAGCTCAAGTTATTAGTAAAGGTAATCTTGTAGAAGGCGTAGAAGAAAAAGATATAGTTTATTATGACAAGCACGCTGGTCATAGTATACAGCACAAAGATATATTGTACTATGTCATCAAAGTTGGTGATGTGGTTTTAATAGATTAAACCTTAAACTGTAAACTGTAGACTATATACTGAATATGTTTAACAAGCTAAATATATAACGATGAATAAGTTTTTATATTTCCAAGATGGTAATAACGATGCTTACTGTTATCCACTAGAAAGATTTATTGGTTTTAAGCATGCAGCTGATACTACATTATTAATGGAGTTCAAGCCCTTAACCGATGATGCTTCTAACATTGATACAGTAACATTAACTATTGCTTCTAACAAGGAAAAAAATGCAATACAAGATATTGTAGCAAAAATTAACGCTCATCCAAATGGCGATCCATTTATAACTATAGCTGATAACGTAAATCAAGAATACGCTTCAGCGCATATAAGTGATCTCGCTGGTACACTTGATTCTTAATAGTGAGAATTAGTGCAAGCGATTTGCGTGAGATGAAAATCCTTAAGTATTACAGGCTCGTTCGTAAATGGGCCTGTAAAACTTATGATTTAAAAGACGCGGACTTAGAGTTGTTAATATATTTAGACTGCAAACAAAGATTTACACGTAACGATTTTATTGACGGTACATACACGTACTCATGGGATAAAGATCGTTGGGAGCGATTACGAAGAGATAAGTGGATAGAAGTATGGAGACATCGCAACAGAACTACAATTAAATACAGCATTTTTAAAACATCATTTAAATGTTCACAGTTAATAAGCAGGATATACAGAATACTGCTAGGTGAAGAAGATTTACCAACATCAGATAGAAATATATTTTTTAAAAATAAAACATATACAGACAAAGTATTCAATAAAGCAATGGATGATATGTTAAAAGACAACGAAAGATAATGGCATTTAAACTAAAACCAGTACATGAAGTATTAGGACATCACAAAGAATCAAAGTTTGGCGAAGCTATAAAATATAGCGAAATGCCAGATGACGTAGCTGGTTATATTGATATGAATAAAACTATTTTTATAAATAGAAAAATGCCAAAGAAACTACAAGATAAAGCTTTAAAGCACGAGAAAATACATCGCGATCAAATAAAGAGTGGTGATTTAAAGTTTGATGATAACGCTTACGTATTTAAAGGTAAAAAATATTTAATTAAAAAACTTAACATGAATAGCAAGTCTTTACCGTGGGAAAAGTCTGCTTATAAAAACGATTAACTATGGCAACATTAACACCAACATTAACATTAACAAGTTCAGATTTAACATCTGATGCGTTAGCACTATCAGTAACAGATAGCCTAACAATAACAAATCCGTTTACTGGTCCATCTAAAATTTCAGTAACAGCAACAGGTGCTAACAACATTATACAACCAAGAACTGATGGTCAAACT